GTAGAGGTTAGTTAGTGCTTACTAACGAGGGGGGAGGGGGGTGGTGGTAGCCCCCGGGTAGGGCCCGCGCAAACAGAGTACGTGTACGGAGGACCCGCCCAGAAATTTTTTTGCTGCCCCAAATTTTTTTACGTTGCATTACACTGCTGGCATGCAACTCTCCGTCTTCCGAGACTTACCCGTCACTGCCAGAGAGCTGAAGGCCACGCCTGAGGCGTTGGAGCGCATATACGAAGGCGCGAAGCTGGGATTGCGCGGCGATTCGCTTGCGCTGGCGGCAGGTATGTTGCCGGTGGAGTTGGCCCGCTTGAAGCTCATGGACCCCATTGCGGAGATTGCCGAGATGAAGGGGCGAGCGGACAGTGAGATCACGATGTCGCGCACGGTTTACGAGGCTGCGGAAGCTGGGGACGCGAAGGCGGCGCTGGAGTTTCTGAAGCACCGGCACGACTGGGTGGCGAAGCAGCAGGTGCAGGTGGACGTGGCGCAGCAGATATCGATTACGGCGGCCTTGGAGGCGGCGCAGGGGCGCGTAGCGCGTGGCCTGGCCGTGGAGGTTGAGGACGCTGTGGAAATCCGTAAACCGCTGGCGCGGACGCTGCCGGTAAACGAGGCGGTTTGATGCAGCGCCCCGTATACACCCCCGGCGAAGAACAGGCGCTGATGACGCGGCTGTGGGGGCCGCAGATCAAGGACGACCCCGAGGCGTTTGTGTTGTTGGCGTTTCCCTGGGGGCAGGCGAATACGCCGCTAGAGCGGTTTGACGGCCCGAGGAAATGGCAGCGACGGGTGCTGCGGATGCTCAGGGATCACATCGCGGCGAACCGCGGGCAGTTGGAGATGGACACCCTGCGGGCAGCGGTTTCCAGCGGCCGAGGGATTGGTAAATCGGCGCTGGTGAGCTGGCTGATTCTGTGGATGCTTACCACGCGGATCGGCAGCACGGTGATGGTTTCCGCGAACAGCGAGGCGCAGCTCAGGGGTGTGACCTGGGGCGAGCTGACGAAGTGGGCCGCGATGGCGATTAACTCGCACTGGTGGGAAATCAGTGCGACGAAGCTCGTGCCGGCGCAGTGGCTGACGCAGATTGTTGAGCGGGATTTGAAAAAGGGCACCCGGTACTGGGCCGCCGAAGGCCGCCTGTGGAGTGAGGAAAACCCGGATGCGTATGCCGGCACTCACAACATGGACGGGATGATGCTGATATTCGACGAAGCGTCGGGTATTGCAGATGCGATCTGGCCTGTCGGCGCGGGGTTTTTTACCGAGAACATTCTGGACAGGTATTGGCTGGCGTTCAGTAACCCGCGAAAGAACACCGGGTATTTTTTTGAGTGCTTCCACGCCAAACGGGATTTCTGGAAGACGATGCAGATTGACGCGCGCACCGTGGAGGGTACGGACCCGCGCGTTTACCAGCAGATCATCGACGAATACGGCGAGGACTCGCCGCAGGCGCGGGTGGAGGTGTACGGCGAGTTTCCGGCGCAGGGCGAAGACCAGTTTATTTCGCCGCGCTTGGTGGAGGACGCCGAAAAGCGCCCCGCCTGGAAAGACCCGAGCGCTGCGATTGTGCTGGGGGTGGACCCCGCCCGCAGCGGGGCGGACAGCACTGTAATCGTGGCCCGCCAGGGGCGCGACCTGCTGGCCATCAGGCGGTATCGGGGCGACGACACGATGACGGTGGTTGGGCACGTCATCGAGGCCATCGAGGATTTCCAGCCTGCGCTGACGGTGATTGACGAGGGCGGGCTGGGTTATGGGATTCTGGACCGCCTAGTGGAGCAGCGGTATAAGGTGCGCGGCGTGAATTTTGGCTGGAAGGCCAAGGCCAGCATCATGTGGGGGAACAAGCGGGCCGAGTTGTGGGGCACGATGCGGGACTGGCTGAAGTCGGCGTCGATTCCCAAGGACCGGCAGTTGAAGACAGACCTGACGGCGCCGAAGACCAAGCCCGACAGCAGCGGCACGGTGTATTTGGAGTCAAAAAAGGACATGAAGTCTCGCGGACTGGCATCGCCGGACGCGGCAGACGCATTGGCCTGCACGTTTGCGTTCCCGTTGGCCCACAGGGAGTACAATGCCAAGCCAGAGCGGCGCACGGTAAACGAGCGCGGCGCGGTTTCGGCGGGTTGGATGGCGCACTGATGGCGAAGAAATCCGTGTCTTTGAGCGTTGGTCGGGGCGAAAAGTTGCCCGTCTCGCAGGGCGCTGGCCTGACGGCCAAAGGCCGCGAGAAGTACAACCGCGAAACGGGGTCGAACCTGAAAGCGCCGGCGCCGAATCCAAAGACTGAGGCGGATAAGGGGCGAAAAGCCAGTTTTTGCGCCCGCATGGGCGGTGTGGCCGCGAAGGCCGAGAACGGCGAGCGAGCCAAAGCCGCCTTGAAACGCTGGAAGTGCTGACATGAAGACGTGCTTCAAATGCAAGACCAGCAAGCCGTTTGGCTTGTACTTTAAGCACGCGCAGACGGCAGACGGCTATCATAGTTGGTGCAAAGAGTGCTGCACGTCGGGCAATGAACGGTCTAGAGCTAAGAAAAACTCTACGATCGAAGGCCGCGCTAAAATATTTTTGTACAACGCCCAAAAAAGCGCGGCCAAGCGCAAGCAAGCGTTTTTGCTGACAGTCGAAGACATTGTTGAGTGTTGGCACACTCAATGGGGCGTATGTGCGTACAGCGGGCGTCAAATGACGCTTGAAGCAGGCCAACTGACCACCGTATCCATAGAGCGCATCGACAGCGCTGTTGGCTACACGCCTGAGAATACAATCCTTGTGTGTCAAGCCATTAACCGAATGAAATCGGACTTTGGTTTTGAAGACTTCTACAATCTGTGTAGAGATGTTGCGGATTTTCTTGGCGACGATAAACTAGAACTTGCTGTTGGAGCGTACAAATGAAAAAACCCGGTAGCCCAGGCTTGTATGCTGCAATCCACGCCAAGCGCGAGCGCATCGCTGCCGGCAGCGGCGAAAAGATGCGCAAGCCAGGCGCGGCGGGCGCGCCCACCGCCAAGGCGTTCCGCGAGTCGGCCAAGACGGCCAAACCGAAGGGGAAATGACATGCCGCTGGTAAAATCGTCGTCCAAAGAAGCGTTCCGCAAGAACGTGAAGGCCGAAATGACTGCCGGCAAGCCTGCAAAACAGGCCGTGGCTATCGCGTATAGCGTCAAACGCGAGGCGCAACGGCCGGCGCCGAAGAAAAAATAACTGCGGACACCCTGATGGCCACGTACTCGCCCGAAACCGGCATGGCCGGCGCAAAGACGGTCGCCAGCGGCGCGTCGGAGGAATCGTCGTTCCTGACGGAGATGCGCCATCGCATGAAAATGGCGCAGGCGGCGTTTTCCAACACCCGGCAGAACGAACTGGACGACCTGAAGTTCTATGCCGGCAGTTCGGACAATTCGTGGCAGTGGCCGCAAGACGTGCTGGCTACCCGCGGCAGTGTGCAGGGGCAGACGATCAACGCCAGGCCGTGCCTGACGATCAACAAGCTGCCGCAGCACGTTCGCAGCGTCACCAACGACCAGCGGCAGAATCGGCCCAGCGGCAAGGTCATTCCGGCGGACGACCAGGCCGATCCCGAAGTAGCCGAAATCTATGACGGCATGGTGCGGCACATCGAGTACATGTCCGACGCGGACGTGGCCTACGACACCGCCTGCGAGAACCAAGTCACGTTTGGCGAGGGCTACATCCGCATTTTGACGGAGTACGTGGACGCCAACACGTTTGATCAGGACATTCGCATCGGCCGCATCCGCAACTCGTTCAGCGTGTACATGGACCCGCTGATGCAAGACCCGTGCGGGTCGGACGCGCAGTGGTGTTTTATCACGCAGGATCTGACGCGGCAGGAATACGAGCGGCTTTACCCCAAGGCAGCGCCGGTCTCGACCCTGTTGTCGTACAGCGTGGGCGACTCGACGTCGGGGTACTGGCTGAACGAAAACATGGTTCGGATTGCCGAGTACTTCTATATTGTCACCGAGCGCAAGACCCTGCACCTGTACCCTGGCGGCATGACGGCGTTTGCCGGCTCGCCAGAGGCAAAGCAGATGGAATTCATGGGGCTGAAGCCACTCCGCAGCCGCGAGGCGGACCAAAAAGTCGTGAAATGGTGCAAGACCAACGGCTACGAAAAACTTGAAGAGCAGGACTGGGCCGGCAAGTCAATCCCCGTGGTGCGCGTGGTGGGCAACGAGTTTGAGGTGGACGGAGAGGTCCACATCTCGGGCTTGGTGCGCAACGCCAAGGATGCCCAACGCATGTACAACTATTGGGTGTCGCAGGAAGCCGAGATGCTGGCCCTGGCACCCAAGGCGCCGTTTATCGGCTACGGCGGGCAGTTCGAGGGCTACGAGCACCAGTGGAAGACGGCCAACACGCAGAACTGGCCGTATCTGGAGGTGAACCCCGACGCCACTGACGGCGCTGGAAGCTCGTTTCCGCTGCCGCAACGCGCGCAACCGCCAATGGCTCAGCAGGGTCTGATTGCGGCCAAAATGGGCGCGTCTGATGACATCAAATCAACGACGGGGCAGTACGACTCGTCTTTGGGGCAGACTTCCAATGAACGTTCGGGCCGCGCTATTTTGGCTCGTGAGAAGCAAAGTGACACAGGCACGTATCACTACGTGGACAATCTGGCACGTGCCGTACGTTATGTGACGCGCCAAATCGTTGACCTGATCCCGAAAATCTACGACACCCAGCGCATTGCCCGCATCATCGGCATTGACGGCGAGACGCGCATGGCGCGTTTGGACCCGAATCAGCCCGAGCCGGTGCGTGAGGTCAGAGACCAGGCTGGCGTGGTGATCGCCAAGATCTACAACCCCGGCGTCGGCAAATACGACGTTGTGGTTACGACTGGCCCGTCGTACCTGACCAAGCGTCAGGAGGCGATGGATGCCATGTCGCAGATCCTGCAGGGCTCGCCGCAACTGTGGGCGGTGGCAGGCGACCTGTTTGTGAAGAACATGGACTGGCCTGGCGCCGATGAGCTTGCTGAGCGCCTGCGCAAAACAATTGACCCGAAGCTGCTGCAGGATCAGGAAGACCCGGCGCTGCAGGCCGCAAACCAACAGATTCAGGTTTTGACGCAGGAACTGCAGGGCATGATGCAGATGTTGCAGCGCGTCAATCAATCGATGGAAGCGCAGGAGCTGAAGATCAAGGAATACGATGCCGAGACCAAGCGCATCAGCGTCATGCAGGCCGGCATGCGGCCCGAGCAGATCCAAGAGTTGATCATCCAGACCCTGCGTGATGTTGCCGATGTCGGCAGTCTGGCCGCGGCGCAGCGTCAGTTCATGCCGCCCACGCCGGCCATGCAGGGCGGCATGCTTGGCGCGCCGATGGCGCAGCCCGAAGGAGTCCCGGTATGACGTGCGAAGTGTTTGTCGGCCACCTGTTCCTTGCGCGTGATGTTACGCACTCGGCGCACCTCAACACGCGCTCGTATGCCAAGCATGTGGCGCTGAACGAGTTCTACGACGGCATCATTGACCTGGCGGACAAGTTTGCCGAGGCGTACCAAGGCCGGCATGGCTTGATTGGCCCGATCACACTGCAGTCGGCCACCAAGACCAACAGCGTGCTGGAGTTCCTTGAGGACTCGCTGAAGACGCTGGAAGACATGCGCTACGACGTGTGCGACAAGACCGACACGCCGCTGCAAAACATCATCGACGAGATCGTGGGGCAGTATTTGTCCACGCTTTACAAGCTGAAATTCCTTGCGTAAGGACACATTATGGCTGTCTATAACAAGTTCAACGACTTCTCTGAGCAGCTTGCAAATGGCGTTCAGAACTTCGCCACGGACGTTTACAAAGTGGCCCTGAGCAACACCGCTCCGGTAGCGACCAACACGATTCTGTCGGACATCACGCAGATCAGCGCGGGCAACGGGTACACCTCAGGTGGATCTACCACGACGATCACCCTTGCGGAAGTGACGGGCACGACCACGGTCAGCGGCACCCAGGTTGTGTTTACGGCCTCTGGCGGCAGCATTGGCCCGTTCCGGTACGTTGTGCTGTACAACGACACCACGACATCGCCTAGCAAGCCGCTGGTGGCTTGGTGGGACTACGGCAGCAGCCTCACGCTGGCTGACGGTGAGACGTTCACCGTCAAGTTCTCGAACACCACGCCTGGGGCAATCTTCACGCTGGCTTGATCATGATCAAGATCGACTTCGAGTTTGACACCCCTCACGGGATGTTCCGGGATGCTCTACATTTGCCGGATGATCACGCCTTCACCGAGGACGAGATCCAGGCCATGAAGCAGCAGCGGGTGGACAACTGGATCGCCATCGTCACCGCCCCGCCTGCAGAGCCCGTGGAAGAGCCTGCACCTGTCCTAAAGGAACCTGCGCCCGAGTACGTTGAGATCGACGGCGTCCGCTATGTGAGGGTGTGACATGGCCGACAGGTACTGGGTCGGCGGATCAGGTAGCTGGAATAGCACTACCAAGTGGTCAACTACGTCTGGAGGAGCGTCAGGTGCGTCTGTGCCTACGTCCGCAGACAACGCCATCTTTAATGCAAGCTCTGGTTCTGGAGCGGTGCATTACACCGTCACGGTAACGGATAGCGCAACCTGCGCTAACCTGACATTTACACCAGTTGCAGCTGACGGAGTAACCGAGTTTTCGGTTGGTACTGGGTTTGTAATTGCAGGAACGTTTTCTACCAGCGGGACTCAGGGAAACCGTAGGGCTTGGTTTAGGTCATCGACCTACGGTTTGACGCGTGACATGCAGATCGCCACGATTGGCACCGTGACCGATGTGGATTTTCGTGATATCCGCGTTACAGGCGCTGGCGGAACGTTGTCTGGTACACGCATAGGCAACCTTAAAGGCTGCACAAACATCACGTTCAGCACACCAAAAACGGTGTACTGGAACCTTGCTGGCGCACAGAACTGGAGCGCTACCGGCTGGTCTGACACCTCTACAGGCACGCCCAGCACGGACTTCTTCCCGCTAGCGCAAGACACTGCTACGTTCACCAATGCCGGGTCAGTGACCGGCACCATCACAATGAACTCTGCCGTGCCTTATACGGGTACGGTGGATATGTCTGGCCGCACAAGCGCCATGACGTTGAGTGTTGGGGCGTTCACAATTTACGGGGATTGGAAGAATGGATCTGGCACGACGCTGGCCGGGACGGGGACGCTGACGTACTCTGGACGGAATACGCAGACCATTACCAGCGCAGGAAAAACGTTTGGCGGTGGAGCAACCGTTGACTCCTACGGCGGCTCAGTAGAACTCGCTGACGCTCTCAACATCGGCAGCAACAGTCTCACCGTTACCAACGGCACATTCGACACCAAGTCCGTTTCGTCAGTCACTGCGTCAGCAATATCTACCAACAATACTAATGTACGCGGTATTAAGTTGGGCAGTAGCACGTTGATATTGAGTAATTCAACTACGGCAATACAACTTGGTGCGACAAACCTTTCTTTTGACGCAGGAACATCGCAAATAGATGTAACGGGGAACGGCGGTATTAACGGCAGCGGAAACACTTTTTACAACGTATCGTTCACTAGCACAACGGCAGCGACTAAAACAGTTACTGGCGCAAATACCTTTAACAATCTTACTGTAACCGCGCCAGCAGCCGCTGGGTTAATGCAATTGACGTTTGACTCCAACCAAACCATCACCGGCACCCTAACCGTCGCCGGGGCCACCGCAGTTCGTCGCATCTTCGTCCGCTCCGACACCCTCGGTACCCAACGCACCCTCAGCGTAAACACGCTCAGCGCAGACAACTGCGACTTCAGAGACATCGCCATCACGGGCACTGCTGCTGGGTCTTCTCCTACCCGTGCAGGCGACTGCGGAGGCAACACAGGCATCACCTTTCCTGCGGGTAAGACGGTGTACTGGAACCTCGCAGGGGCTCAGAACTGGTCTGCTACGGGCTGGTGTCCAAGCTCTGGCGGCACGCCTGACATCAATCAGTTCCCGCTGGCTCAGGACACGGCTGTGTTTGACAACACCGGCAGCGTCACAGGCACCATCACCATCAATACTGCTTGGAACATTGGCACGTTTGATGCATCGCTGCGGACGACAGCGATGACGTTGACGGTAGGCGTCAACCTTCCCTTTGTATATGGAGATTGGAAGTTTGGAACTGGAGTGACGTCGTCTGCTACAACAGGCACAATCACGTTTGCTAAAAGAAGTACGCAGACTATTACCAGTAACGGAATTGCGTTTGGCTGCGCCGTGACAATTAATTGTGTTATCGGTACTGTACAACTTGCAGATGCGCTATCTTTAACAACAAACAATCAGTTTTTGATCCTCACAACAGGGACGTTTGACGCTGTTTCGTACAACGTGACCGCGTCTCTTTTTAATAGTAGCAGTAGTATCGCTAGAACTTTAAAACTTGGTTCCGCAACGTGGACGATCTCTGGTTCAGGAATTGTTTGGGACGTCAGTAATTCGGCTAATTTAAATTTTTACAAAGGCACCGCCAACATCGTCCTGTCAAATACCAGCACATCTGCCCGCACCTTTGCTGGCGGCGGTCTCTCCTACAACAAACTCACCATCGGCGGCGCCACAGGCATTAGCACGCTCACCATCACCGAAAACAACCAATTCACCGAGCTTGCCTCCACTAAGACCGTAGCCCACACCATCGCCCTTGGAACTACAACCCAAACCTTCGGCAAGTGGACGGTGACGGGCACTGCAGGCAACGTCGTAACCCTGACCGGCACTGGCACCAGCCACAGCCTCGTAGGAGCCTGCACCACCGGTATTGACTACCTTGCTATGGGCTCGATTGGCTTTGCTGCCACAAGCCCTGGGGAGTTCTACGCAGGCGCCAACAGTACCGGCACCGCAGGCGCCCCTGTCTATCGCACAGCTAAGCCCGCAGACAGCACGCGCTACTGGGTAGGCGGTACAGGCAACTGGTCAGACACCGCACGTTGGTCTACGTCGTCTGGCGGCGCTGGTGGCGCTTCTGTGCCACGCAGCCATGATAATGTTGTCTTCAACTCCGCTTCCAACGCCACAGCCTACACAGCCACGGTGAACGCTGTTACAGGCGGCATCAGGATGAAGGCGTTGACCGTTGCTGGCCCTGCGTCTGGGAATGTGACGTTGGCTGGGTCTACGGCTATTGTGGGCATCCACGGCAACGTGACGCTGCCTGCGACGGGGCTGACGCGGACGTATACAGGCGCCATCACGCTGTCTAGCAACTCTACAGGGTTGACGTTTACAACAAACGGCGTGACGCTTTCAAGTGCTATTGAGGTCAATGGCGTGGACTGCTCTTGGTCGTTAGGAAGTGCGTTAGACGCAGGAAGCAATGCATTTACCGTCACAAACGGATCTTTTTCTTGCTCAACGTATAATTTAACAGCAATCCAAGTTGCATCAGACAATTCAAATACTAGAACTGTAAATTTTGGTTCTGGTACTATTACACTTTCTGGATCTTCTCCAGTATCTTTTGGAACAACAGAAACTACTAGAGCAAACTTGACGATAACCACGGGAACCGCGCAGCTTAATTTCACTTCAGCAAATCCTTCGCCGTTTGGTAACAATCAGACCTTCTACAACGTTGCCTTCACCAGCACCAGCGCAGGCACCGTCACTCTTAACGGCACCAACACTTTCACCAACCTGTCCTTCACCGGCATCACCTCTGCTGGCCTAAAGAACATCTCCCTCGCCGCTAACCAAACCGTCACAGGCACGCTCACCTTCTCCGCAGGCACCGACGCCACCATGCGGCACTTCTGCCGCAGCGACACCATCGGCACCACCCGCACCATCACAGCCGCTGCTGTGAGCATGACCGACGTTGACTTCCGCGACGTCACCATTGCTGGCGCTGCGGCTCCTGCGTCTGGTACGCGGATTGGGGACTGCAAAGGCAACAGCGGCATCACGTTCACGGCTGCGGCTAACAAGTATTGGAACCTTGCTGCTGGCGGCAACTGGGGAGGAGCCATTGGCTGGGCCACAAGCAGCGGTGGTACACCGGCCATCAACAACTTCCCCCTGGCACAGGACACCTGTTTCTTTGAAGCCACGGGGCTGAACAGCGGCGCCACCGTTACCGTCAACCAGAGCTACAACATTGGCACCATCAACATGTCGGCCAGGACGGCTAACACGATGACGCTGGCGCAAGGGTCTATAGAATCTTTTGTTTATGGAAACTGGATCAATGGGACTGGAGTAACATTTACTGGAACACCTATCTATACATTTGCTGGAAGAACAACTCAGCAAATTACAAGTGCCGGCAAACAACTTAGGCAGCTGATTATAAATTCTCCAGGTGGATCAGTAGTGCTCCTTGATGCGCTTGACATACTTACTGGCACTTTGGGGGCTCTCACCATTACAGCTGGCACGTTCGACGCAAACGGATACAACGTTACGTTATCTAACGCAACAAACTCCAGCGTGCTTTCAAGCAATTCAAATACAAGAACCATAGCAATAGGTTCTGGTACATGGACTATTGCGGGCAACAACGGATGGGACACTGGCACATCCACCAACCTCACCGTCACCGGCACCGGCACCATCAGCCTCACCTCAGCTTCTGCCAAAACCTTCGCTGGCGGCGGGGTTGCCTACACCAACATCACCCTGAACCAAGGCGGAGCAGGCACTCTGACCATCAGCGGCAACAACACGCTCAAGGACATCACCAACACCTACAAGGCCACTGGTGCTACCACCATCAACATGGGCACAACGACACAGCGTGTCAGCCAGTGGACCGCTGCAGGCGAAGCAGGAAGGCTATTGACCATCCAGGGAACCTCGTCAACTAGCCCATGCACACTCATCCACACCGGCACAGGCACGGCTGCTAACGTGGACTACCTTGTCATCACGGGCGTCAGGGCGTACTGATGAGCGACTGGTACGCAGGTAATAACTCAACGAACAACGGTTCGTTTGGGTGGATATTTGCGTCCGGTTCCACGGGGGCGTACACCCTCAATGCGGAATCTGCTGCCTACGCTATTGGCGGCCAAGCGGCGACACTTTCAATAGCCGCCGCCCTTAATGCTGAGGTTGGTGCATATGCCATTGGCGGTCAAGACGCAACGTTGTCGGCCGCTCGACAAGTCAGCGCAGACGCAGGCTCTTACGCGGTTACGGGGCAGGCAGCAGAGCTTTTTGTAAGCAGGACGGTAGCGGCAGATGCCGGCGTCTACAGCTTGTCCGGTCAAGCTGCCACGCTAGAGCTGACCCGCTTTTTTAACGCAGAAGCCGGCTCCTATGCGGTTGTTGGCCAGGCGGCGGATTTTGCAAAAACTTCTGCCATCCTGGCCGAGGCAGGACTGTACGTTATCAACGGCCAATCGGTCGAGTTGTCTATAATCCGCCTGTATCCGTTGCCTGAAGACGTTAGGGACGGTGTACAGTACGGTCCCGGGGGCATCTACGTTGGAACAATGTCCCCCGAAACAAGGGTGCCGTTGCGGTCTTTCACTGGGAGATATTGAATGGCAATGAACCTCAAGGCCGTCACCACCAGGCTGGGATACGAGCAAATCACGGGCCTCAGCTCTGTCAAGGGCTTGACGGTGCCGTCAAACGATTTGAATGGACTTGCGTGCCGGCCAACGCTTGCGTTGATTGTCGCGGAGTCTACTGCGGTGCGCTGGCGTGATGATGATGTTGACCCCTCCGCCTCTGTCGGCATGCCATTGGCCACGGGCGTGGCGTTGCAATACGACGGCGACCTGACAAAGATCAAGTTCATTGAACAATCCGCGTCTTCTAAGCTGAACGTTACGTACTACGCTTAAGGAAAGCGCCATGAATGTCTTCAACGACTCCGGTCAGATTGATTCCGAAAAGTTCTTGGACTACGTGGCGCGACAGCTTTCCGCAGACGTTGCCGGCCTGATTCAGGTGCGCGATGAACTGGCCTTGCGGCAGGGCGCAATGACGGCAGTCCAAGACGCCGCCAAGCTGCGTACTGACGCCCAAGCTGAACTTGCCGCGGCCAAGGAAGCCGCTGCTTTGATGACGGCAGAGGCTCAACGCAAGCTCCACGATGCCAAATTGCTTCAAGATGAGCTGACGGCCAACTTGCAAGCGTATGACCAACAGGCGGATGCGTTTAAGCGCGACTCAACCGCCAAATGGTCTGAGCTTGCGGCGCGAGAAAAAACAGTTGCCATCAAGGAGGCCGATGTTCGCTCCCGCGAAGAAGAAATGCGTTTTGCGCAGGACGAACTGCAAGCAGAGCGCGCTCGTTTGGATGCCCGAATTAAGGCATTCCAAGACAAGGTTGGATCCCTTAGTATTTAATGCGATACACTGTCGCCGTACCGGCCCGTTGACCGGGGATTCTTCGGAATCACATGGACGAGAACCAACCGCTCGTAACGGAAGCGCCGGCAGTAGTCGACGCGCCCGTG